ATGTATCTTCATCTATGACTTGGGAAGGTTGTGGTGGAATGCCATCAGTAACTCCACGAGTTGGTTCAGCCGCAATGGCAATGGTTACGATGAGAACTGAAAGTGATTATCTTGTAACAGGTTTTACGACTGGTTTAGAGGTTCTTGATCTTTCACCGAAGATGAGATTAGATGATGTATGTGATAGATTGGAAAATCTTAATTTTGGTGGAACTGATTGTTCATTACCAATGAAATATGCACTTGAGAATGACCTCCAGTTTGACGCCTTCGTAGTTTATACAGATAGTGAAACTTGGGCAGGTAATATTCATCCAGTAGAAGCACTTCGTGAGTATAGAGAGAAAACAGGGATTCCCGCAAAATTGATTGTAGTGGGAATGGAAGCAAATGATTTTACAATAGCAGATCCAGATGACGCTGGTATGTTAGATGTAGTAGGTTTTGATACGACAACACCTTCCGTGATGTCGGATTTTATTAGAGAAGATTTATAGTAACAAATAAGTAACAAAGGAAAAACAATGAACACAGGTACAGTAAAATGGTTCGACGCTAAAAAAGGATATGGTTTCATATCTGATACAGCGACGGGCGGATCAAAAGATTACTTTGTCCATTTCTCCGAAATTCAAATAGACGGCTTTAAGACTTTAGCAGAAGGTCAAAAAGTCGAGTTTGAAATCGGTGAAGGTGACAAAGGTGCTGTTGCGAAGAATGTTAAATCAGCAACAGAATAAATCAGATTTAGCGTAAAAAGTTGGGTTGTTTTTAAAACGACCCAATACTTATTATTGTCAAAGGTTACACCAATGACAATTAACTAATAATAAATAAAAATAATAATAAGGAGATAACAAATGGATATTGAAGCCGTAAGAAAGCGATTAAATCAGTTACAAACTTCGAGCACTCGAACCACGAATCTGTGGAAACCGCAACCAGGAAAAACTCAAATCCGAATTTTACCATACAAACTAAACCAAGATACACCGTTTATCGAGCTATTCTTTCATTATGATTTAGGTGGAAAGTCTTTTCTTTCCCCAATCTCATTTGGTCGTCCAGACCCGATTGAAGAATTTGCTGAAAAACTAAAGTCATCTGGCAATCGTGAAGATTGGAGATTAGGAAAGAAATTGGAAGCAAAACTTAGAACTTTTGCACCAGTTGTAGTTCGTGGTGAAGAAAATCAAGGATCTAAGTTTTGGGGTTTTGGAAAAACTGTATATCAAGAACTTTTATCAATCATAGCAGACCCTGATTATGGTGATATTAGTGATCCAATTAATGGACGAGATATATCGGTAGAGTTTAAAACAGCCGAAGAAACTGGAGCATCGTTTCCAAAAACTTCTATTCGCGTTAAGCCGAATCAAACACCAATTACAGAAGATAAAGCAGTTCTAACTACTTTACTTGACGAACAAAAAGATATTCGTGAAGTTTATAATGAGTTAAGTTATGATGAACTTGCAGAAGCTTTGGGCGATTGGTTAAACCCAAGTGATGGAGAAGAAGAATCATCAAAGAGTGAGTCAGTTCCAGCATCAACATCAACATTAGCAAGTGCAACAAGTAATACTTCTAATGTGAGTGATGCATTCGATGATCTGTTTAATAAGTAAATAAAGGAGACATAATATGTCTGTATCAGCAAAAGACGAACTTGCACAAGTTCTTGCCGATAGTCTTAATAAACAGTTCAAGGACACAAAGGTAGCCTATTTTTTAGATGGTTCAAACGCCACTCCAACTGATGTAAAGGAATTTATATCAACTGGTTCATCTGTATTAGACCTTGCAATTTCCAACCGTCCAAATGGTGGAGTTGCAGTTGGTCGTATTACAGAAATCAATGGATTGGAATCAAGTGGTAAATCTTTAATTGGAACTCACATTCTTTCTGAAACTCAGAAAAAGGGTGGTGTTGCAGTTTATATAGATACTGAAACATCAGTTAGTAGAGAATGGTTAGAAACTATTGGTGTAAACGTTCAAGACTTGTTATATCTTCATGTGGAAACAGTAGAAGATATTTTTGAGTGTATTGAAAGTATAGTCACCAAGATTAGAGAATCAGATAGAGATAGGTTAGTTACAATTCTTGTAGATTCACTTGCAGGAGCATCTACCAAAGTAGAAATGGAAGCCGACTTCGAGAAAGACGGATGGGCAACGAGTAAAGCGATTATCGTTTCAAAAGCGATGAGAAAGATTACTCAAATGGTTGGACGAGAGAGAATAGCTCTCGTGTTCACCAATCAGCTCAGACAAAAACTCGGAGTAATGTTCGGTGATCCGTGGACTACTTCTGGTGGAAAAGCATTACCATTTCACTCATCAACTCGTATTCGTTTGAAGAATATGGGACAAATTAAAGATACAAGTAAAAATGTATTAGGTATGAAGTGTAGGGCACAGATTATTAAAAATCGTTTGGGTCCTCCACTTCGTCATGCTGACTTTAACTTATATTTCGATAGTGGTATCGATGATAAGGGAAGTTGGTTACAAGTATTAAAAGACCATAAACTTCTAAAGATTGCAGGTGCTTGGTATACCTTGAATTTTGAAGGTAAGGACATCAAATTTCAATCTAAAGATTTTGAGAAAAAATTAGAAGAAACTGATGGACTCCAAGAACACTTGTATAACCAAATTTGTGAAGCATCTATACTCAAATATCAATCAAAAGATTTAGGTATTGATGATGTAGTATATACAGATGAAGTAGTCGGTGATGAATAATGGAAAATACCTTTCTATTCTCGATGAGATAAAGAAACACGGCGGCGATGTAGATTCAACAAATCCCAATGAAAAAATACTGATAATAGATGGCTTAAATACCTTTATTAGAGTATTCTCAGTTATACCAACTACTAATGATGATGGAATTCACATTGGTGGAATAGTTGGTTTTCTTAAATCAGTAGGTTACGCTATAAAAATGTTGGCACCCACAAGAACCATCATAGTATTTGATGGTAAAGGTGGGAGTAATCGTCGCCGTAAAATTTATCCAGAATACAAGGCAAAACGAAGAACATCAAAAATCCGACTCAATCGTGTAAACGATTTTGAGAATATAGAAGATGAGCGTCATTCTATGATGATGCAACTATCTCGTTGCGTTGAATACTTAGAATGTCTGCCAGTATCTATCCTTTCCATTGATAGTGTAGAGGCGGATGATGTTATTGCCTATGCTGCAAAACAACTCTTACCGAAAAGTAAGGTTACAATAATGAGTACCGATAAGGATTTTTTGCAGTTAGTAAGTGATAGAATATCTGTGTGGTCGCCTACCAAAAAGAAGTTATACAATCCCGAAATGATTACAGAAGAATATGGTGTAACACCCAACAATCTTTTGATGTGTAGAATCTTTGATGGCGACCAATCAGATAACATAAAGGGAGTATTAGGTATAGGAACTAAAACTCTCGTAAAGAATTTCCCTGCCCTTAAAGATGGTATCTATTATTCAGTAGATGACATCATTAAAACGGCAGAGAGTAAAAAGGGTAGTGGAGATGGTAAATTCTACAACACTATCTTAGAACAACAAGATACGATGCATATGAATCATAGATTGATGCAGTTACAAGATGTAGATATAAGTGGTTCAGCAAAACTCAAAACAAATAATATCGTAAATGGTAAAATACAAGAATTAATAAAATCAAAATTCCAAACAATGTTTATAGAAGATAGGATGTTTGGTGCATTACCTAATATGGATAGTTGGTTAATGACAGTTTGGACAAAACTTAATAGATTTGCGAAGATAAATAATGGGTCGTAAAAAGAAATATTATACTAAAGAAGAAAAACTTGAAGCTCAACGAAAGTGGCAGATGGACCATTATGAGCGTAATAAAGCTAAGATTTTAAAGAAGGCCAAAGAACGATACAGATTAAAGAAACTCGAAGAACGGAGAGCAGAAAAAAGGAGAAAAATGTATGGGGAGCAGTAAACTAATCAATGGGGATTGTTTAGAAGAACTAAAGAAACTCGATGATAATTCGGTAGATTTACTATGTACAGATCCACCATACGGATATGGGTTT